ATGTCCTTATCCAAGTAGAAAAGAAAGAGCAAGGGAGATGAGAAGATGAAACGTCCTCCTAAGAAGAAGAAAAAAGTTAGACTAACTGGTCTCCGTAGATTGAAACAAAAAATTAAAGATGCAGTTCACGCTTGTCATGTAGATATTGAATATTATATTGTGAACGATATTATGAGGCTATTGAAAAGACAAGGGGTAATATATGTCAAGAACAACAAGAAGAAACATTAAAAGAAGAAAAAGAACATATAAATCAAGAAGGAAGAGACGTAAGCTCAAATTTGATAGATGGGACTACTATTGGTGGATTGAATTTGCATTTTTTACTGTTTGGATTTCATTAGAAATTTTCATATATTTCTTTTGGGTGGAATAAAGGAGAAAGAAAATGATAGACTTAAATTTGTATCATTGGGTTTGGTATTTGCTCGGATTTATTTCTTGTCCGAAATTAACTGTTATGATTTTTATTACTCTCCATTTTAAGAATGATTTACCTTTAGCTTTATTTGTTATTGGATGGGTATTTGCAATGTTAGGTTTATTTGGAACAAAAACAGTAAGGAAAACAGAATGAGAGACCCTAAAAGGATAAATAGAATATCTAAATTGATTGGAAAGATTTGGAGAAAAAATCCAGATTTAAGATTATGTCAATTAATAGGAAATTGCTTTCCAGCAGGGAATAATTACTACAGAGAAGATGATGAATTAGAACGAAGATTAAGAGAACTATATAAGGAGAAATAAAATTGAGTCTTCACAAGTCGCTAAAACCGAGAAGAAAAAAGGTTCGTTCCGTTCTGAAGAGGCATGAAAGATTGGCAAAGGCTATTAGGGAACGGAATTGGCTAAAAAAGATGGGTGCATATGGTTTACCCAAATTTAACCCACCAAAATTTAAAGTGAAAAAGAAAGAGGAAGAAGAGCAAACAACTACATTAGGTAAAATTGATATTATTCAGGAACATCTTGCTAAAAAAGAGAGTAAGAAAAAGACTTCAAAAACAAAGAAGAAAGAAACGACAGGAAGAAAGTAATGAAAATTGTATTATACATATTATTAGGTTATGCAGTGCTGGCGATAATTTGTTTTTGTTTAGTGCTGAGAGCATTAAGTAGCGTGTAAATAAGGAGATAAAATGACATTAACTCCATTACAGCAGTTGATAATCGGGAGCTATCTATGTTTCTGCTTATATCGGTATAATTTCATTCTTAATACATTGTCACAAGAAAGAGAAAAATAAAATCATAGGAAGGAAATAGCTATGTTTATTTACAATTTAAGTTGGAGTTGGTTTGAAGATTATTGTCCGAATATTCTAATAAGTCCAAAGGAGTATTCTCAAAAAGAGTTTGCCAATATTTGTCAAGGAGCAATAAGGGAAAGTGTCCTCCCACTATTAAAAGAGGATGATTATATTGGTCTAAATAATCTATGCGATGTTGCTGTTGAATTGCTTAAAAACAAATACTGTTTCACAGAGCCGACAATTACTACTTATGGTCTTTGGGCTGGTTATATAATAAAAGAGCAAGATGGTCAAAGAGATTATGGGGAAAAAGAGTGTGCTAAAGATATTTTGGGGAATGAATTGTTTGATAAAGTGGTTAAGCATAATGTAAAAATGGATAAAGAATGAATAAACTCAAGGATTATCTATATTATTCAGAAAGGGGAATTAGGCTATACAATGCTAATTGTCTGAATGTTATGCAGAAACTGCCAGACGATTATGTGGATTTAATTTGCACAGATCCACCTTATGGAATTTCCTTCATGTCAAAGGAGTGGGATACTTTTAATGAGGTTAAGGATATTCAGAAAGAATTTGCTAATACCGTTTATGCTAAAAAAGGATTTAAGAAATTACCTCGTAATAAGCCATTTGGAATGATTAAATTTTTTGTTCCTATCTGGAAAGAAGTATTGAGAGTATTAAAGCCAGGGGCTTTTGCCTTTGTTATGTGCGCCCCTCGCCAAGATGTTTTAACTAAACAAATAACTGCATTACAAGAAGCAGGATTTAGAACAGATTTTACAAGTATCTATTGGACTTATGCAAGTGGGTTTCCAAAGGCGAGTAATATAGGAAAGAAGGTAGATAAGAGATTAGGAAGAAAAAGAAAGGTAATTGGAAAAAAAGTTAGGGGAAATGTTCAAAAAGCGAAAAAACGAGGAACCACCTTTACACAAGCAGAAGCAAATAAAAATAATAAAGCAATTTTTGGTTATGGCATAGAGAAAATAACCCTACCTTCTTCAAAAGAAGCCAAAGAATTAGATGGCTCATATGGAGGCTTCCAACCCAAGCCCGCAGTTGAAATAATAATCGTGGCAATGAAGCCTTTGAACGAGAAAACTTATATAGACCAAGCATTAAAGAATGGCAAAGGGATTACTTGGTTAGATAATTGTAGAGTGCCTTATGAAAGCGAGAACGATAAAGAAAAGGCGAAATTTGGGACTCAAACAGATATAAGAGGTAACGCTTATAATAAAAACAGACCAAGCGAAGGAAAAATTTATGCTAAAAATGTTTTGTCATCTCAGAAGGGAAGATTTCCTGCAAATTTACTTGTAAGTGATGATGTATTTGCTTCAAAACAAGACAAAGGAACTAAGCCACACAAAGTAAAAAGTAATAAAGGAAAGTATGAAGGATGGGGAAATATTACTAAAAAATCTGGTGAAATTGTAAATTATGGTGATAAAGGTTCATATTCTCGTTATTTTGATTTAGATAAGTGGTGGGTAGAAGAAATTAAAAAATTACCTCCTGAAGTCCAAAAAGTATTTCCATATTTAATAGTACCTAAAGCAAGTAAAAGAGAGAAGAATAAAGGATTAACTGAAAAAGGGACTGGGAGCAATACTTATAATCGCAAATGTTTGAACTGCAAAAAGTGGGAGAGAAAGCAGGGCTTGTCCGACAAATATACCTGCCATTGTCGGAAGCCTGATTGGGAAAAGCCAAGAGGCAATGTACACCCCACAGTAAAGCCACTGAAACTTTTTTCTTACCTCATTACTTTGGGGAGCAGGAAAAACGATATCATAGTAGACCCATTTGTCGGCTCTGGAACTACCTTGATTGCTTCCAAGATTCTCAACAGAAAAGGGATAGGCGTGGAACTTTCAAAAGAATATTGTAAGATAGCGAAACACAGGATACAAGGGAACTGATATGACGATTAAACAGCTTCAAAAATTATGTCATCGAATAGCAGTAGAAAAAGGATTTTGGGATAGTGAAATTTTAAGAGGAGAACTTAGAAATAATGCCGAAATGATAGCCTTGATGCACAGCGAATTATCAGAAGCACTTGAAGAACTAAGAAAGCCCAAATGTAATGTAAATAAAGTTGGTCTTGAGTTAGCAGATTGTACTATTAGAATATTAGATTTTTGTGGTGGTAAAAATATAGATTTACAAAAATTATTAGAAAAGAAAATTAAAAAGAACAAAAAGAGACCTTATAAACATGGGAAAAAATTCTAAAAAAATACCTTTAATAATCGCTTTACTTTGTATAGGACAATATGCTATACAGGGAATTTCTAGTCTTCCTGATCAATGTATTTATTATTTGACTAGGGAGAATTGGGGACTTTCTGCTACTATGTTAGGTTTAATTAGTTGGGTAGTGGGAATAGCTTGGTATTGTAAAATTATTTTTGGGTATTTTGTAGATAATGTAAGTATAAAAGGAAAACGAACTACTTACTATTTAAAAGGAAGTTATGTTGCACTACTATTAATGTATTTATATATTGTTTTATTTGGCTTTAATCTCATGTCTTTAATAATAACAGGTATCCTAATTAATATATGTATAGCTTTTGCGGATGTTACAGTAGATAGAGAAATGGTTATTACAGAACAAAAACAAAATTTAAAAGGTAGATTACAAGCATTACAGTGGACTAGTTTGGGAGTTGCTGGATTAGTAGTATCCTTACTAGGAGCTTGGATAGCTAAACATTTTCCAGAACACATAAATTATAAAGTGGCTTACGGACTTGCAGGGATACTTCCAATAGGGATGTTAATCTATTTAACTAAGAATTTTAAAGAAAAAGTTATTAAGAAAGTTAAAAGAATTCCTATTTTAAAAACATTTAAGAATAATTTTAAGAAAGTAGCAAATAAAAGACTATTACTCGGATTAGCATTTATTGCTTGTTTACAATTTTGTCCTTCTTTCGGAACGGCTTTAATGATAAAGGTAAGAGAAGCATTGCATGTAGATAAGATGTTCTTAGGATATTTAGGAGCCATGGGAACAGTATTAGGAGTAATAGGTTATATGTTATATTACAAATGGGCTTATAAATTTCCTATGAAGAAGTTACTTTATTTTATGGTAATATTCTCAGCCATTACTAATTTATTCTATCTATACCTACCTAATAAATGGTTTCTTGTAGTCTATAATATTGCTTTTGGAGCTTTTGGAGGTATTACTTTTATGACTTTATTGGCTTTCTTTGTCAAAATTATACCTACTGGAAGTGAAGCTTTCTTCTATGCACTAGTAACCTCAGTAAGTAACTTTTGTGCTAGAGGAGGAAATTTCTTTGGAGGAGTAATATTTGACCATTTAGGATATAATGCCAATGTAATCATCTCAAGCGGAGCAACTTTGATTTGTTTGGCATTTATTCCTTATTTGAAATTGGAGAAAATAAATGAATAAGGGAGAAATTTTAAAGAAAAGTATAGAGAAAGCGATTAAAAATGGATAGAATATTGCTACTTTATATGAAGATAGAATATATTAACCTCAAGGAGAATTAATGTCGATTCATTGCACAAAATGCCCATTACATTTGACAAGTGCCACCAACGATGGCAGGCACAAGGTAAACTGTCTTGCTGGTTCGGGATCGAAAGATGCCAAGATTATGCTTATAGGTGAAGCACCTGGCGATATTGAAATTCGGACAAGAGAAGTATTTAGCGGAAAAGCGGGACAGGAACTCGATAGGTGCTTGAAGGAAGCTGGAATAGAACGAATCAAAATTCGTTTAGAGAATGTTTGTCGATGTCGACCACCCCAAAACAGAACTCCGACTGCTAAAGAGATGAAGGCTTGCAGGGAATTTCTGGTAAACGAAATCAATGCTATCAAGCCCAATGTAATCGGTCTGCTCGGCAATGTCGCTATGAAGCAGGTTTTGAACAAAACTGGTTCTCTCAAATACCAGGGACATCCATTTTGGAGTGAGGAGTTTCAGATTACTTGTATTCCTCTGATTCATCCAAGCTATATTATTAGAAATTCACAGAACAACGAGATAAGGGACAAGTTCATCAGAGTTCTGGAATTTGTAAAAGCAGCAAGCAAAATCAAAGGGCGAGTTAAGAGAAAGACATCCCCTGTAAAATATGTCGTTTGCAATGATATGAAAAAGGTCAAACTATTATTTTCAAGACTAAAACAGATTAAAGAGAATTCTATTGACACAGAATCGACCTCATTGCGACCTTACAATGGCAAGTTGCTTTGTGTATCTTTTAGCTGGAAAGAAAATACGGGGATAGTCCTGCCCATTTTGGACAGAAATAGCAAGCGGATTTGGAGCAACCAACAGTATAACTGGATTTTGGGCGAGCTTCGCAAATATTTTGATAGAACAAATGTTAAGAAAATATACCAAAATGGCAAGCATGACATTCAATGGTTCAAGTATCATCTCGGCATAGAAAGCACGATAGAGTTCGATACCCAGCTTGCCCATTACTCCTTAAATATGGAATCGCCTCGGCACAGTCATGGATTAAAGGAAATGGCTTGGACTTATACAGATATGGGAAACTATGCTGAAAAGGTTGACCCGAAGCAATTTGGCGACCCGAAATATGTCAAGGAACACTATGACGATATATTGCAATATGCCTGTGCGGATGCCGATTGCACTTTCAGGATTTATCGCAAGTTAGCACCACAGATTACAAAAGAAAAGATGGATTTCGTTCTCTACAATATAATGCTCCCAGAATCCATAGTGCTGGCAGACATTGAGCTGAATGGTGTCCAGATTGATAGGAAAAAATTGGACCTATTAAAATTCCAGTATGCTCGCAACTTGAGGAAAACCGAAACCAGACTATACTCTCTACCAGCGATTAAGACAGTTACGAACAGGCAATATAAGAAGCTCGTTGATAAGCAGAAAGCCAAGTATAAAAATTCCAAAATAATTAAGAAGCGACACACATTGAAGGAGTATCTAGACAAGGTTGAGAGACCAAAATTCAACTTCAAATCGCATCAGCAATTGGCTGAATTATTCTATAATGTTTTAAAAATGCCTAAACCAGAAAAGACCAAGAAGGGAACAGCATTATCCACAGATAAAAAGACGCTGGAAAAATTGGAAGGAAAGCATCCCGTTATAAAATTGATTCTTAAATATAAGCAACTAACGAAAATGTATAACACTTACATTTGTCCCACACTTGAATCTTTGGATGAGAACGACAGGATACACACGGAGTATAATCAGCACATTACTCGAACTGGAAGGATTTCATCGAGCAGACCGAATCTCCAAAATGTTCCGAAGGAATATGGCAAGGATTTTAGGGACTGCTTCATAGCTAAAAAAGGACACAGATTATTGGAAGCCGATAGCAAACAAATCGAGTTCAGAGTCTTGGCTCACTTATCCCAAGACCAACGAATGATTGCTGATATTAAAAGTGGGAAGGACATTCATACCATTACAGCATCGAGATTGTATAGGACAAAAGAGGAAGATGTTACCAAAGAACAGCGTGATAAAAGCAAGCCATTTGTTTTCGGCGTACCTTATGGTCGTGGTGCAAAAGCCATCGCCGAGCAATATAAATTGACATTGAAAGAAGCGGAAGAACAGTTAAGGTATTTCAATCAGATTTATCCGAGGGCTTCTAGATGGAATAGAGCTGCGGTAAGTGGTGCTAAAAGGCACGAATATGTCAAAAGCTGGTTCGGGAGAAAAAGACCATTGTTTCATATTAATGATAGAGATAAGATGTTAGCAGAAAAAGATGAAAGAAAAGTCGTAGCTACTGCTGTTCAGTCAACCGCTTCGGACATTGTTGCTTTGCAAATGGTCGAGGTATATAAGAGATTAAAGGTGAATATCAAATCCAGAATTGTGCTGACTATTCACGATAGTATTGTAAGCGAAGTTCCAAATAACGAGATTGAAAAAGTTTCAGGGATTCTTAAAGAGGAAATGACAAAAGCCCCAGAAGGATTCAGAGTTCCTTTGGACACCGATATTAAAGTCGGGGAGCAGTGGGGTTCTATGCACGATTCGGATAATGAAAACGAGGAAGAATAAAATGAATGTAACAAAACTTAATAAATTAGGTTTTATAACAGGAGTAGATAGATCGGAACTAGACGACTTTCGAAAAACCCATCTGTATAGAGCAGAAAAAGATAAAGATGGAAATTATTTGATTATGTCTCCGACTGAACCACTTTGTCAATGGGGATGGAATAGATTTGATGGACTTTATATTTGGGATAGAAAAAAACACAAAGGAAATGGATATTCAATTTTTAGAAATGATGTTAGTAAGCGAGGAATCTGTAAGATTTGTGAAAAAAGGGCTCTGAAGGAAATAAAAGAACGAAGGAGGATAAGATGAAGATAACCAAAGTTGTTCGTGGGTTCGGAAAAAATATCAATCTGGGCAACTACGAATCGGCTCGGTTCTTCGCCTCGTTGGAAGCCGAAGTCCATGAGGGCGACGATGTAAAGAAAGTTTCCAAGCAGCTTCAAAAGGGCGTGGAACATCTCGTTAATCAGGACATTAAAAAGTATAAAAATTAAATAGGAGATTTAAGTATGGTAAAAGAAGATATTATATTATCTCGAAGCGAGCAAGGATTATGTCCTTTTTGTAAAAAACTTATTGGAACAGATTTTAAAGTAATAGAATACAAAGATAAAAAAATTTGGGTTTGTAAAAAACACTCAACAAGCGAATAGGAGGCTTATATGAAAACCTTGGACAGAATTATCAGGGAACTTAAGCTGATTGATGACATTAAGAGGATTTCGAAGGTCGAGCAGAAAATTCCCAGAAATGGCATAATTCCAGAAAATGATGCCATGATGTTACATGTGCTATTCCTGCAAGCCAAGATGAAACTGACAGATATGGTAACGAAAGCCAAAAGATATGAACAGCACATAAAGATAATACGAAATAATAAACTGAATCTGCTTACATCTAAATCTGGCGAAAAAAGCGAGGCAGCAAAGTTAAGAATAGCACATGGTAATAAGGAGTGGCAAATTTTACAGAAGGAACGAGTAAATGCCGAAATTCTGGTGGACTGGCTTGTGAATAAGCGTCGGGACTTTGGGGATGCCTCTATTATGTGCAGAGAAACGCTAAAATTTGTGCGAGAAGATAAAAATCAAGAACAAAAATAAGGAGAAGCCAATGAAACATATACATTATTTAGAAGTGAGAATAGAGCCATTTATTTATCATGGAGGTACTAAAACCTTAAAAATAAAAACCAGAGTAAATGGACAGGAATATAATTATCAACACGCTTTTGAAGATGATGATTTTGAGGACAGATTCCATCGTTTGATGAAATACGCAGAAGGGGAAATTAGAAATGTAATAAAGGAACAAAAAATAAATGATAAGGAGGTGTGAAAATGGCTGAAAGAAAAGACAATAACGATCTTGCCAACTTCGAGGTCAAGGTCAGTGATGGTTCGGGTGGCGACTATTATCTTCTGCCAGAAAGGACTTGGCTGGCAGCAAAACTAATCGCTGTGAAGTCCAAGAATACCCAGAAGGGGCAGAGAGCCAACTTTGTCTATGAAACGGTCAAGGAATATGATGGCGAAACCCGCAGGGCATATCGCTCAGTTCCGCTTCATAAGACTGTTACGGAGAAGGCTGACTTGTATGTAACCATATCCGAGCATCTAGGCAGAGCCTTGGAAGTTGATGAGAGCGTTAAACTTGGTGATTTGACTGGCAAAGTTTACCTCATTTCTTTGGACAACAAGGAAGTCGGGGAAAATACTTACCAGAATGTTACCAAGGTCAAGCCTTACAAGGGAAAGGGCAAAGCCCCCGCTCGTCGCAGACCTGTGGAAGAGGAAGAACCCTTACTTGTAGATGACAATAAACCAGGGGAAGAGATTAGCGAGGAAGAGCTTCCCTTCTAATTGAAAATGCTTAATCGGTGGGGTGTCCAAGCGATGCCCCACCAGAAAAGCAGGAGAGTATAGTTAAAGTGAAAATAGAGAGAATATGGGCTATGCCTAATAAATGGACTTTTACTATTAAGCCAATAAAGGAATTAGTAGAAAGATATGTAGGTAATGGTAAAGGTTGGATAGACCCTTTAGCTGGAAAAAATAGTCCAGCAGAATTTACAAATGATATAAACCCAGATATGCCAACTAAATATCATTTATTGGCTGTTGACTTTATTAAAAAGATGAGAGGTATATATGAAGGGGTTTTGTTTGACCCGCCATATTCGCCAAGACAGATTTCCGAATGCTATAAATACTTAAATCGCAAGGTTTCTCAAATTGATACAAGTTCTCATTTTTGGTCTGTGATTAAGGATATAGCTACTCCTAAAATTAAAATGGGGGGATATGCAATTTCGTTTGGCTGGAATAGTAATGGTTTTGGGAAAAATAGAGGATTTGAAATCGTTGAAATATTATTGGTTCCTCACGGTGGTTTTCATAATGACACGATAATAACTGTTGAGAAAAAGATAAAATGAAAATCCTAGCACTTGATTTGGACACGAATTACTGCGGAATCGCCATACTGGACCACAATCTGCGACTGGTGAGGCGGAAACTGCTCACCTTGTCTGGCAAGACCGAGGTTCAGAAAATGATTGAGATGGCTTTTTATATCTATTCTATCAAACACAATATTGATGAGATAGTTATTGAGGATACTTTTATGGCAAAAAATGCGAAAACATTTAAGCATCTATCAAGATTAGCTGGGGCGATTGAGTATCTCTGCTATCGCAAGTTTAATAAGGAGGCACATTTCATTATGGCAAGACAGGCACGAGGATATTCGCAGCTCAAGGGAAACTGCAAAAAGATAGAAACCCAACTGAAAATTGCTAGAGAATATGGATTAGTTAAGGATAGGATTTTTTACAAGTATCACGGCAAAATCGGAAACCTGTATCAGCAATATAGAGATAAGAAAATAACAAAGGGGCAATTTGATTACCGAGCCGATAAGAAGTTTAGCGAGGAGTTTTTCAAGGAGACCAAATTATCAAATCACGAAGCCGATGCGGTGATTATAGGGAAGGCATTGATAGCACGATTGAAGGAAAAGAAATGAAACAATATACTTTAGAACAATTCAAGACCAAACTTAATAAAATTTATTGCTGTGATTGTTTAAAAGGAATGATAGCGATACCAGATAGTTCTATAGATTTAGTTATCACAGACCCACCCTACTTAATAAATTATAGAAGCAATAGGAGAAAAAATAAAGAAGATAGATTTAATTATATAAAGAATGACGATAAAGATAATAATGAACTTATTGAAATCTTTATGAGAGAAAGCTATAGGATACTTAAGAAGAACACTGCAATATATATATTTTGTAGTTGGCATAATATTGATTTCTTTAAAAAACTATTTGAAAAATATTTTAAGATGAAAAATCTTATAGTATGGAATAAAAATAATCACGGAAGTGGAGATTTAAGAGGAAGTTATGCACCAAAACATGAATTAATATTATTTGGACACAAAGGACGAAGCTTACTCAGAAATAAAAGAATTTCGGATGTTATAGATTTTGATAAAATTTCGAGTAAAAGATTAAAGCATCCCACAGAAAAACCGTTAGGACTATTAGAAATTTTTATAGAGAAATCAAGTGACAAAGGAAGTATTATATTAGACCCATTTATTGGTAGTGGAACTACCGCAATCGCTTGTAAAAAATTACATCGTAACTTCATCGGTTTTGAAATCTCACAAGAGTATGTAGATATAACCAATAAGAGATTAGTGCAATTGAAGGAGAAAAAGATATGAGTTTTTATTGCAAATCCTGCGGACTTGCTCCAAAAGGAGTGAAGCAACAGAAGGTAGTAACAAAGGCGAGAAATGTAAAATACCTTTTTCGCAATATCTATCTTAGTAGGCAAATCGATAACATTACTGGTATTCCTAAACTTATTCCCTCGGCTCCTAAAGTTGTAAAAGAAACTGCTGGGAGGGAAATTGTGGAACAGGATATTTACTGTCCTAAATGTGTACCAGAGAATGTTAAACCCAAAATTGTGGGAACAGTGAATAGGTATATCGACAGAACCGTTTATGTGCGAGATAGGGAAAAGAAAGGGATATTCAGCAGGAGGAGAAAATAGGATGTATGGGCGTATCCGATATGATAAGCATACAAGACAGTTTCCTCAGATGGGAATTCAGGTTGAGTATTTTCGTCGAACAAGAGGTAGAGAGATTCATATAACTATATCTCTGTGGACTATTAGGATTTATATCTTTATTTAGGGGGGAGCTAATGGGAAATATAGACTTACTAAGCTGGCTATTGGGAAAGAAAATGAGGAAGTTAAGTGATGGAGATAAAAAATATATTAAGTGGCTACAAAGCAAATTTAGATTGAAAAAGGAAAAATAAGATGAACATTTGCCTATATCATTGGTTCTGGTATTTATTAGGATTTATAGCTTGTCCACAATTAACTATAATGATTTGGGTAAGCATCTACTTTAAAAATTATTTGCCACTACCTTTACTTGTAATAGGTTGGATTATAGCAGTATTATCTTTATTTAATTCATCAGAGAAATAAGGAGATAAAATGGGAGAGTTAGAAAAAATAATTAACGAAATTAATCGTCAATACCCAGGCTCGGTTATGCGGCTTGGAAAGTGCGCCTATACCAAGAAGAAACGGGTTTCCACTGGCTCTTTCGCACTTAATATGGCAACAGGCGGAGGCATCCCCGAAGGGAGCATAATCGAGATATTCGGCCCATTATCTTCAGGCAAAACATTTTCAACACTCAAATTGGTTGCCGAAGTTCAAAAGCTTGGCAGGGATGCTGCCTATATTGATTTGGAAAATTTGGATTTAGACTGGGCAAAAAAATTAGGGGTAGACATTGATAAGTTAATTTTCTCGCAACCATCTTCAGCGGAGCAAGTGGTAAATACTGTTGACAAATTGATTAGAACCAGAGAATTGGGGATTATAGTAATCGATTCAATAGCTTCAATGGCTCCTTTGGTGGAAATAGAAACCGAGGCAGAAGACCAACAGATGGGAGTAGCAGCAAGATTAAATAATAAAATGATTCGCAAAGTTCGTTCAGCATTACAACCAAAAGATTTGGGGGACAAAGAATCTCATAATAAATGTATAGCAGTCTTTATTAACCAGATTAGAATGAAGATAGGAGGCTATGGTAATCCTGAAATCACACCTGGTGGAAAGGGTCTTGGATTTGCCTCTGATATTAGAATCAGATTAAACAGAAAAGAGTGGATTCAAGAAGGAACTGGTGTGAATAAAAAGACTGTCGGGCAAGTTACTGCCTTTAAAACAGTTAAGAACAAAACCTATGAACCATTTCGAGTAGGAACTTTCAATATCTATTTCAGAGATGGCTCGGTTGATAACTATGCGAGCATTATCCAGTATGGGATATTCTATGAGTATATTAAAAGAGCTGGGGCTATTTATACTTTTGAGAAGAAAAAATTTAAGGGCAAAGCTAAATTAATCGAATATCTAAAAACTAACCCTAAAATAGTGCACAAGCTTAAGACCGATGTAAAGAAAACCCTGTTTAGAGGAGCAGAAAATGAAAGTAGTTAATCGATATAAAGAAAAATATACTGTTTATATAGGTAGAGGGAGTATCTTTGGTAATCCTTATAAAATAGGTAGAGATGGAAACAGAGAAGAGGTTATTAACTTATATAGGCATTATATTAAAACTGACTTTAAAGTTTTAAAAGCCATTTATAATTTACCAGAAGATGCAATATTAGGTTGCTATTGTCGTCCAAAAAAATGTCATGGAGATATTATTATAGAACTATACAACAATTATTGGAAGATAAAATGAAGAAGAATAAACTACTCATATATGGTTGCCCTTATTGCAAAGAGTATTTATGCAAGTGCGATTATTATAAATATTGTATGTATTGCGGTAAGTTTTATAATAAGGATAAATTAATAATTCTGAAGACTATAACTTGGGAGGATTTCGATCGTGAATAAATCCTGCTCTAATTGCAAATTTAACAAAGATAGTTATTGCAAGAAGCATAACTTCAGAATATTCTTGACAGAGGTATGCCCAGATTGGAAGCGAAAATCCACTACCAAACTATTTTACGATAAGAAAAAAAGGCAGAAAATCAGAAAGAAATCTATCAAACAGGAAAACCAAGTTGCAAAGGAGGTCGGAGGCAGGAGGCAGCCGATGAGCGGTGCGGGCTATCACAAGGGCGATGTCAAATCCAAACTGCGGTTAATCGAAACAAAATTTACAGGCAAGAAGAGTTATTCTCTCAAAAGAGAGGACTTGGAAAAAATTTTCTATGAAGCTATTTACGAAGAAAGTGAAATACCTTGCTTCTGGCTTAAGATGGGAAAAACAAATTATTGTATCTTGCTCAAAGACGATTTAGAAGCGATAATCGAGGAACTAAAGGAGAGCAGAAAGGAAAAATAGATGCGAATAGGAAATCGAGCAAAACATCCCTCACAAAAGAGTTACAGGGCTGAAAACAGGAGATATAAGAACAAGAGAAGGAAAGCAGAAAAGAGATATAAAAACTGTCCCAAGCTACTTCAATATGTCTTGGATAATATCAAGCAGATGCCGAAAAGGTTTAAGGGAGGGAATGTATAATGGCTTATGGAGCGTTCACGAAAATAAACATATTCATACGAAATATCTTGCTGGCTATAATCGCTTTTCTGCTCTCCAGATTAGTTTATGTGCTTTTTCTTCTGGGTATACAAATGACAGATACACAGAAATTAATTGAGACTATGACTATGATTATGCGAGCAATGGCCAAAAAGTTGCGGGTAAACATATGAGAATAGTGGTAGCTAGTTTAACATTAAGATTTTATAAAGGCGATGGTTGGACTAAGGCAAAAATAAGAAAATTATTGGTTAATCCCAAAATGGAAATAATCTTTCGCAGAGATGGGAATAATAAAGTTCTAAAAGAATCATTAGGCGATTTAAGCTATTTTGCTGTCTATGAAAAAAGTGGGCATAAAGTGTTTAAAAAATCTGAAATGGAAAAGCATATTTTTAATGATAACCAAAGATTTCAGGGAATTGAGTGGTATGTCGATGAGGAGCGGTAATATGAAAAAGATATTTAAGTGCAACTGTGGAACTCATTTAGTAGAAATAAGTTATGAAACCAGAACTAAGTGGACACATTTTAGAACCAAGAAGACAAAAATATTTAATCTTTCTGAATTATGGATTGGGATTTACGATACTTGTAATCCAGATACAGGTAGAAAATATAAAAAACCCAAATTGGTAGCCGATGTCATTTTCAACGAGGGGAAAAGCATAGATTTTGCTATGAAATTTTTAGAAGCTATTTTATTAAAGTATTTAACAAGGAAGCAAAAATGAAAATATTAGCAGATATTCTCATATATACTGCGGGTCTTCTGTGGGCTATTGAGTGCTTGCCCCAGATTTTCAAACTATTGAGAACCAGAGAGACTCGTGGCTTGAGCTTGGTTTTCTTTACAATATGTTTGACCGCCTATATTTTGTTCATTGCAGGAAATATGATGCTGAAAAATTACTCCATAGTGATAGCCAATTCGCTTCCTTTTACATTGATGGGGGTTATAATATTTTTAATAATGAAGTATCGGAGAAAGAGATGAATACATGGTTCACAAGTGATTTACACTTTTCGCACGACAATATTCGAAAATACTGCTCTCGCCCATTCAAGTCTCTGGAACAGATGGACAGAACCCTAATCCGAAACTGGAACGAGCGGGTGAAGCCCGACGATTTGGTTTTCGAACTCGGCGATTTCAATTTCAAGAATTCTGCTGGTGGTAAAAAAGGCGAGGGAACGACTATTAAAGCCAGTGATTATGAAAGGCGATTGAATGGCAAGATTATTCATATTCGTGGAAACCACAGTTGTAACAATGGGTGCAAGACACCAATAGAGAGGTTGGTTATTAAGTTCGGAGGGCATCGGATTAACTTGGTTCATAATCCCGAACACGCAGATTTGAGCTTCCCCATAAACTTTGTCGGTCATGTTCACAATGCTTGGAAGTTCAAAAGAATACATAAGGGAGTGGAACACACTGATTTAATTAATATTGGCGTGGATATGTGGGGTTTCCGACCAGTTTCTTTTGAGGAAATTATGAAAGAGTATCATCGATGGAAGAAGAGAGGAGCAAAAAATGCCTAAGATATATCATAGGTGTTCAAGTTGTCATAATAAAAAGACGTTAGAATCTTATTGTAAAAGATGTGGTATGATGGGAGCTTATGCCTGCCAACATAATTATTGGTGGGAACTATTGTATCTAACAATAAGAGGAATTATTAGAGGTTTTGTAAAAACGAAGGTAGAGATGTATCCACCTGATAGTAAAGCACAAACAGCATATATAAAGGAGAAAAAATGAGTTTGAATTATTCCCTACTTAAAACAGTTGCACCAGAATTTGGTATTTACTTTTACACAACCGCTGATGGGATATTTGTGATGCAGGTGGGATTATGCAGTAGATTTTTAGAAATAAGACTTGGATAAAAGGAGGTAAAAATGGCAACAAAGACTTTTAAAGTTACATGGAATTCGGGTTCGACCTTAACGAAAGACAATGTTAGGCGAGCCTTAGAGCACCATTTTGCAACCGAGTTTGAGATAGAGGAGGTAAAGGAAGCACCAGTGGTAAGCTTGGACTTATTAAAAACCAGAAAGAAGGTCAGAAAAGTCCGAGCCAAATCTTCAAGCAAGGTTTCTCGAAAGGATGCAAGGAAAGCAGCAAGACAGGTAAAATATACTGTTCTTTAATAGGAGTTTCAATGTCAAAAATTGTGGCCGTAGCCGATTTGCACATAGATTATTCCAGACGCTTCAAGGACACTTTGAATGTAATGAAGCAAATATTGGATTTTGCCATCCTCAAAAAGGCGAATTATCTTATGATAGCGGGCGACATTTACCAGTATAAGCGACCTAGAAATGTTGAAAGGCACGCTTTTGAAACTTGGATTCTTCGGTTCGTGGAAAACAAGATAAAGGTCGTTATGATACCAGGACTCAAGGGCAAGCACGATTTTGATAAGAACATATCGGTTGTTGACGAGTTCAGCAACTTGAACATACAGGGTGTGCAGGTGCTTAATAATGGGGATATATTCATCACTCGTGATAATATCAGGGTCAAATTATGGCATATTTTAGTCAGAGAGGCGAAATTAGGGGCTTTGGGGTATAGCCTCGCTTCTGCCGAAGATATTTCAATACAGGCAATCCTCGCTACAAATCGGGGTATTTCTGAGAGTGTTGATGCTTTCATTTGTGGACATATTCACAAAGCCCAAATCCTGAACAAAGACCCATTTATGTGCTATCTGGGGAGCATAGACCACATTGATTTTGCCGAAAGAAACGAGCATAAATATCTGCTGTATATGGACATAACAAAGAACAAGGATAACATTATTCGCAATAATCACAAGTTCTTCTGCCTGAAAACTCGCCCAATGATACAGTTTGACATTAGCACCATTGATGAATTGAAAAATGTGAATACTGATGAGGTTAGTGAGGCGATTGTCAAGGTTATTTTCCACTGCAAGAGAGAAGAAAAGGACAAATTTGACTGGGAATTGATACAGCAGAAATTCAATGGGGCTTACACTTATACCGTGCATTACGATTATATCAAGGTTAAAAGAACGAGGAATAGGAATATAAATGAGAGGATTAGCCCAGCACAAGCTTTTTTACAATAAGGTAAAGAGAAAAAATTTGAACAGAGAGTAGTTGAAAGAGGATTAGAAATAATCGAGGGGAAAATATGAAAAAGAATAAAATAGAGGGTTGTCCT